TCACAGTGCTGGGCAGTCTTATGAAATAAAATTTCCTACTGGAAATATAACAGCAGGCACGTTTTTAAAGGTAGATAGCGTTTCTGGGTCAGGAACCACTGGAGTTGGTACACTAACCTTTGATTCTTCACCAGCAACAACAGGAAAAGCTATTGCAATGGCAATAGTTTTCGGTTAAAAGGAGTAAATTATGGCAGCACCAAATATAGTATCGGTATCATCAATCATAGGTGAGTCCCAAGGTTTTGAATTGGGCACAACCACTACTACAGCTTTAATAACTGTAGCATCAGATAAATTAGTAAAAATTAATAGAATTTCAGTCGCAAATATTGATGGAACAAATGCAGCTGATGTAACTGTAGGAGTTGATAAAGCAACAAGAACTTCAGCAGCAACAGGATCATCTGTATCTGGAGCTCTATTTAAAATAGCTAGCACGGTTTCAGTTCCAGCTGATGCGGTTTTAGTTTTATTAGATACACCCATCTATTTAGAGGAAGGTGACGTATTAGAAGGCGGAGCAAGCTCAGCTTCAGACTTAACACTTTTCGTTTCATATGAAGTTATAGACGACGCGTAGGAGGTTTTATAGGCTATGGCTAATGGCGGAATTATAGGACCAACAATCGTAAAGTCTTTTGGAAAAAATACACAAACTGTTCAAACCTCATCAGGAACTTTAACCACACAACCAGGAACAAGATTAATTAATTTTGCTGTTGTTGCCGGAGGAGCTGGTGGTGGCGGAGGATATAGAGCTGGTGGAGGAGGAGCAGGTGGACTTCAAAGTTCTACAAACGTTTCAGTTGGCGGAGCAACAGATTTTTCAATAACAGTGGGTGCAGGTGGTGCAGGTGGTTCTGCTCCAGATGGAACTGGAACTGCCGGTAGTAATTCAGTTTTTAATTGTGTAACATCAACAGGTGGTGGATCAGGTGGTGGAAAATACACTAGCGGACCAACCGCAGGTGGCGACGGTGGTTCTGGTGGTGGAGGTACTGGTGGTGGTTGTGCGGCTGCTGCTGGAGCAGCAGGAACAGGAGTTTGTGGTCAAGGATTTCCAGGTGGAGCGGGTGCTCCTTATCCTGGTGCGAGTATGCAACAAGGTGGTGGCGGAGGTGGTGCTAGTTCTGCTGGTGTAGGACATCCAACTCCCTCAACATCACCCACCAGAGGAAATGGTGGAGGAGGAACAGACCTTTCACCTTTATTTGGTTCTAGTGTTGGAGATAGTGGATCTTTTGCAGGTGGTGGCGGAGGTGGTGGATATAGCACTGGAAAAGCAGGAACCGGAGGAACAGGTGGTGGTGGAGATGGTGGTGGAACATCAGGAAACTCTCCAGGTTCAGCAGGTGATGCTAATACTGGTGGTGGCGGTGGTGGATCCGGTGGAAACCCAGCAAGTGGTACAGGTGGAGCAGGTGGAGCAGGAGTAGTTGTCGTAAAAGAATTAAATAAAGCATCTGGAGTTTTTTCGATGCAAGAACAATTAGATGCAGTTAACGATGGATTATGGCCTAGTAAAGAAATAAGTATAGAATATTTAGTGGTAGCTGGTGGTGGTTCAGGCGGTGGATACTATGGAGGTGGTGGAGGTGCCGGAGGGCTTTTAACTTCAACATTATCTATATTTGGAGGCGTTACATTAACTGCTACGGTAGGAGCAGGTGGAGCATCTGTTTCATTTTCTTCAGGAGGTGTAAGAGGTAATGATGGAGCAAACTCTAGTTTAGCTGGTTCAGGTATTACTACGATAACTGCCACTGGAGGTGGTGGAGGTGGTGCAGATACTCAAGCTGGTGGTAAAGATGGTGGAAGTGGTGGAGGTGGTGCTGGTTCAACAGGAAACGCACCTGCTGCACAAAGTGCTGGTTCTGGCACTTCTGGTCAAGGAAATGACGGTGGAGTTGGTTCTGCTGCTGCACCAGATTATGTTGCTGGTGGTGGTGGAGGTGCTGGCGCTGCGGGAGCAAATGGTACAGGTTCTGGTGGTGGTGATGGTGGAGTTGGAGTAGCAAATTCAATAACTGGTTCATCAGTTTATTACGCTGGTGGTGGAGGAGGTTCTAGTGAAGAAACTACCTCTAATGGAGATGGTGGAAATGGTGGCGGTGGAGCTGGAGGAGGTTCTACTAATACTGGTACTGCTGGAACAGTTAATACTGGAGGTGGTGGAGGTGGTGCAAACCAAACAGCAGCCTCTGGTGCTGGAGGTTCTGGTGTAGTTATTTTAAGGCTTTTAACTGCAGATTATACAGGCACAACAACAGGTTCTCCAACTGTTACAACAGATGGAAGCCACACAGTTATTAAATTTACAGGAGATGGAACTTATATAACATAGAATACGTTGACTGTAAGTTAAAATTAAATTATAAGTATAAACTTTAAGGAGTAAAAAAATGGCACATTTCGCAGAATTAAAAGCAATGACAGATCCTACAGGATTTACGTCAGATTCACATCAAGTAGTACAAAGAGTAGTTGTTGTTGGCAACGATATCGATACAGCAGCAGGACCATTGGGTTCTAATGATATGCATGCTGATGGAGAGACATGGTGTGTTAATTTTTTCAAAGGTGGAATCTGGAAACAGACCTCTTACAACAATAATTTTAGAAAACAATATGCAGGAATCGGAATGATATATGATCCTGTAAAAGATAAATTTTTAGGACAACAGCCTTACGCATCATGGTCACTAGATGACAATGATGATTGGCAAGCACCAATTACATATCCATCAATTACTAAAGAAGGCGATGATTATTATTTAACATCTTGGAACGAAGATAAATATAACGCTGACAACACTAAAGGTTGGGAAGCAATTAAATCAAACGACGAAGCGGAAACACCAACAGTATACGATTGGAACGGCACAGCTTGGGTGTCCGCATAGGAGGACACTTAAATGCCTAGCACAAAAGGCGGATCAACAAATGGTGGAGTAATTGGAAAAGCGAATAGAACTTCGTTTGGAAAAGACACAGTCACATCCAAAACATCATCAGGAAATGTAACACTACAATCAGGAACAGGAATCGTTCAAGCTTTAATAGTGGCAGGTGGTGGAGCCGGTGGTAGTGATTTTACTGCAGCAGGTGGAGGTGGTGCTGGAGGTTTTAGAGAAGTAGAATTTAACGCTCAAGGTACAGTGCCTGTAACAATAGGTGCAGGTGGAACTTTTGCACCAGAGACTGTAGGAGGTCAAGGTAACGCTAGCACAATAGTTGGATGTTCAACTGTAAGTTCAACAGGTGGTGGAGGAGGTGGTGGTCCAGCTTGTAATGTTACTGGTGGATCAGCAGGAGGAGTTCCTTCTCCAAATACATCAACAAGAGGAGTTGGTAATGCTGGAAATTTTGATCCTCCTGAAGGAAATAATAGTGGTTTAGGTGGTGGAGCAGGTTTAACACCAGCAACAGCAGGTGGAGGTGGTGGAGCAGCTGAAGTTGGTTTCGATGGAACGCCATCTAGTCCAACTCAAGGAGATGGTGGAGATGGTAAACAACCATCAATTCCAGGTTTCCCAACTTCATATTATGCTGGAGGTGGTGGAGCAGGTAATTGGGCTGGAGGACATTGTGCAGTAGGTGGACAAGGTGGTGGAGGTAATGGATCACCTGGTTCTGGAGCTACTGGAAGAAATGGTATTGCAGGATCTGCTAACACTGGTGGTGGTGGCGGTGGTGGATCTGCAGCTAAAGGTTGTGGAGCAAATGGTGGTTCAGGAATAGTTTTTATTAAAGAAATAAATAAAGCAAGTGGTGTGTGGTCAATGCAAAGTCAATTTCAATCTAGAACTGCAAATACATGGACAGCAGATGGTTTTCTTTTAGATTATTTAATGGTTGCAGGAGGTGGTGGAGGCGTTGGAACAAATGGTTGTGGAGGACACCCTGGTGGTGGAGCTGGAGGATACAGAGCATCAGGATATGGTCCAGCACCTTTACAAGGATCAAAAAATTTTTTTAAAAAAGGATTTATTCACACCATAACGGTTGGAGCAGGAGGAGCAGGAGGAGTGGGTGCATGTTTACCTGCAGGTTCAACCGCTGGTAATAAAGGAACTAACACTTCTTACTCAAATGCATATGTAGGATTATTTTCTGCTGAAGGAGGTGGAGGAGCTAATGCATCACCTGCTGATGACAGAGATGGAGGTTCAGGTGCAGGTGGTGGAAATCCAGGCTGCCAAGGAAGTTTAGGAAATGTACCGCCAACAGATCCACCTCAAGGAAATGATGGTGGGGCTCGTAATGGTAGTCCTCCAGGATTTGGTGGTGGTGGCGGTGGAGGTGCTACAGCCGCTGGAGGTGCTGGTACATCTACAGCTGGAGGAGCTGGAGGAGCAGGAGCTCCAAATACAATATTAGGACCCGACACTAGTTACGCTGGTGGTGGAGGTGGTGGAAGACATAATAGTCCAAGTGGTGGAGGAGCTGGTGGTGCAGGTGGTGGTGGGGCAGGTGCAGCACAATCAGGAAATGGAGGAGCTGGATCAGCTAACACAGGTGGTGGTGGCGGTGGTACTGGTGGAGATGGATATGGATCCGGAAATAAACAAAATGGTGGTAATGGAGGCTCTGGAATATTTATTGTAAGAGGTCCAAGCGCAAGAACTTTTACGGTAACACCTTGCACTAATACTACTTCAACTCATCCAGGTGGAGACAAGTTAGCTACATTTACAGTTTCAGGAACATTGACAGTATCATAATAAATGTTATATTAAGTTTATAAAGATATATGAACTTAACAAATTATTATTATTATTTTCAATCAGCAGTCCCTGCTAGAATCTGTGATGAAATAGTAAAATATGGAAAATCTATTTCTGACGAGATGGCAGTAACAGGTGGTTTAGGTGGTAAAAAATTAAGTCAATCACAAGTAAAAGATTTAAAAAAGAAAAGAAATTCAAACGTTGTTTGGATGAATGATAGATGGATATACAAAGAAATACAACCCTATGTGCATCAAGCAAATGCACAGGCAGGTTGGAATTTTGATTGGAATTTTAGTGAGTCTTGTCAATTTACAAAATATAACAAAGGACAATACTACGATTGGCATTGTGATAGTTGGGATAGACCTTATATAAGAGAAAATCCAAACGCTCCAGACCATGGTAAGATTAGAAAGTTATCTGTGACCGTTACTTTATCAGATCCAAAAGATTATAAAGGTGGTGAACTAGAATTTGATTTTAGAAATTTAGATCCTGACAAACCTAGAAAACCTGTAAAATGTAAAGAAATATTACCAAAAGGATCTTTAGTTGTATTTCCCTCTTTTGTGTGGCACAGAGTATGTCCGGTAAAAAAAGGATCAAGATATAGTTTAGTTATATGGAATTTAGGATGGCCGTTTAAATGAGTTTTCCAAAAAAATTAAATTTAGAGCATTATTTTTCTAGTCCTGTGTGGTGGGCTGATGAAACAAAGTTTATAAAAAAATTAAATAAAGCATCTGATAAATATATTAAAGAAGCACAAAAAAGATTAAAAAAAGACATAGATAAAAGAAATAAAGAGTTTGGTAATAAAGGTGATATGGGTCATGTGTTTCACTCAACATCTTTAATTGGTGATCCTAAATTTAAAGAATTACAAGATTACATTGGAGGCACATGTTATAATTTATTAGATGAAATGGGTTTTGATTTGTCTAATTATAAAATATTTGTAACGGAATTATGGGTGCAAGAATTTGCTAAAAAAGGTGCTGGTCATCACACTTTACACACACATTGGAATGGACACATGTCTGGTTTTTACTTTTTAAAAGCTAGTGATAAAACATCTATGCCAGTATTTGAAGACCCTCGTCCAGGTAACGTAATGAATCTTTTACCTGAAAAAGATAAATCAAAATTATCTCTAGCAACTTCACAATTTCACTATAAAGTTAAACCAGGTAGAATGATTTTTTTTCCATCGTATATGCCACATTTATATTCTGTTGACATGGGATATGAACCATTTAGATTTATACATTGGAACTGTCAAGCAATATCAAAAGGAGTATTAAATGTCGTTCAAAAAAAATAAATATAGTGTTTTAAAAAATGCTATTTCAAAAGAATTAGCAGATTTTGTCTACAAATATTTTTCTAATAAAAGAAAAGTTGCTAGGTTTTTATTTGATCAAAGATATATATCTCCTTTTACAGAATACTGGGGAATATGGTCTGATGAACAAGTGCCAAATACATACTCACACTATAGTGATGTTGTTATGGAAACTTTATTACAAGAAGTAAAACCTGTTATGGAAAAACATACAGAGTTAAAATTATCAGAAACATATTCTTATGCGAGAATATATAAAAAAGGAGATGTGTTACACAGACACAAAGATAGATATTCTTGTGAGATATCCACAACTTTAAATTTAGGTGGTGATGATTGGCCAATATATTTAGACCCAACAGGTAAAAAAGGTCAAGCAGGTATCAAGGTAGATCTTAAACCAGGAGATATGTTAATATATTCTGGTTGTGATTTAGAACATTGGCGAGAAGAGTTTCAAGGTAAAGACTGTGGACAAGTATTTTTACATTACAACAAAGCCGGATCTAAAATGGCAAAAGAAAATGCTCTTGATAAAAGACCTATGATTGGTTTACCAGCATGGTTTAAAGGCATGAAGTTGACTAAATCTACAAAATAGTCTATAAAATAGACTGGTATGGGGAGTACCACCACAACCACACTCCCCGTACTTTAATCTGTTAATTAACGTTTAATTTGGTATAATGAGTTATTATGCTACAAAAGATAGGTTTTCAGCCAGGTATAAATAAACAAGTTACAGCCACAACTGCAGAGGGTCAGTGGATCGATTGTGATAATGTTCGATTTAGATATGGCACCCCAGAAAAAATAGGTGGTTGGAAACAACTAGGAGATGATGCTCTTACAGGTGCTGGTAGAGGACTTCATCATTTTGTAAATAGTAAAGCTAGAAAGTATGCCATCATTGGCACAAACAGAATTTTATACGCGTTTTCTGGTGGGGTATAT